GCTTGAGGTCCGCGCCCTTGGCGTAGTGCCGCGCCATTTCGATGGTCTTCTGTCCAAGTGCGTCGGCAATCTCGCGTTCATCGCAACCGCTCTCGCGAAGGATGACCGCCACGGTATGCCGCAAGCCGTAAGGGGTGAGGCCCGGTCCTATCAGCCCGTCTTTTTCGAGGCGAAGGCGTAGGGTGCGCCAGGACATAGCGAAGCCGCTCAGGGTCCACGGTCGCCCCTTGGAACTGGCGCAAAATGTCACCGCGTTGTGCGCTGGCGCCTTGTCGAGAATGTCCGCAAGTTCGCGCGGCATGGGCCAGAAAACCGGCTCCCCGGTCTTGGCTCGCTTTGTCGCGATCTCACCTGCTTTGACGAAATTGCGGGGCAGGGTGAGCGCGTCCTTCGGACCGAGCCCTATGAACATCATAAGCGCAATCGCCGGGAGCATATGAGCTGGAGCTTCGTCAAGAAACACATCGCGCTCGGCATCTGACCAAGGACGGTTTGCGTCTGGCGCTCCCCGCTTGCGGCGCAAATCCTTGATGCGGGAGGCTGGGTTGTTTTCGATAAACCCGCGTTCAGCACCAAAGGTAAAGAGGATCGAAAGCACTGCCTTGACGTAGTTTGCGAAGCGCCGCCCCTTGGTTTTTTCGGCTTTGTCGCGGATGCGGACAACAAGCGGGCGATTGAAGTGCACCAAGGCGGTGTCCGCGATAGGGTGCAGATAGTCGAAAACTTTTTGATAGTCGGCTTGCGTCCGTGGTGCGAGGTCTTGAAAGAGCGGCGACTTCCGATAGTCGCAAATCAGCAACCCCAACGTGCCCGGCTTTTCTTTTTCGGCTTCCTTCGCCTTCGCAAGCTCAGCGATTCTTGCGCATTCAGCAAAAAACTCGGCGGTGCCGATTGGCGCTTTTTTGACGTCAATCGGGATGCCCGTCTTGCGGTGATAGCACCGCATCTTTCCCCTGCAATCAGGGTAAATTTTGAATCCCTTGACGCGAATGTTTGTCACTTGAGCCTCACTTGAGCCTCTTGATAATTTCGTCGGCACTTGCCGGATCTTTGGGTTCGCCGTCGCGCTGCCGGATGCCGACGCGAGCGCCGTCCTTTGTGATCTCGACATGACCGGGAGTAAGCCCGGCGGCCTCGATTGCCTTGATCGTTCGGGTGACTTCCCTTTGGTTGAATCTGCCTGCGCCTCTTTGCCTTTGGCTTTGTGACATTGTTCTCACCACTTACGCGATTACGCTCCGAATCAGTCTTAACTTTACTGATTCATATGATTCCTCCCCGCTCGCAGCGGATCAATGCTAATTCGCGCTTTTCGCTTCCGGGCCGTTTGTCAATTGCGAACCCCATTGAAATCACAGACAAATTTTCGTCGGTTATCCCCAGAAAACCTTTTTCACGCCGCCTTTTCCTCGCGTCCGCCACACTTCGCAAAGAGACTTTCGAGACATTGCACCTGCTTTGGCGTCAAAGGACCGGCCCATTTCGTAAGCAGACCGTTCGCGAAGTTCTGTTCCCATTCGGTTGCCAGGATCGAGCCCGCAACCACTTCCGCTTTGTCCCGCCATGTCGGCTCCGGCGGTTTCGGCTTGCGGGCCTTGCGTGGCCGCTCCGGCTTCAACGCCTCGGGTGCCAGTGCCGGGCTAAGGATTTCGTGCCAGCTTAGGCCGCATTTGCGGCGGTGTTCCTCGACCATCCGCGCGGCCGTCGCGCGCTCGCCGTCGAAATCGCTGCCCAACATGCCAAGCAACGGGATAAATCGTTCGCGGTATTCGGGTTGAAGCATCGCGCCGGGCATGACTCATTTCTCGTCATACCGAGGCGGCCGGATGACGCGCGGGCGCGGTGGCAGGGAGGGCCGTGGGGCGGCTTGCTCTGGCCGTTGGGGCGGAAGTACCGGGCGAGGCTTTTCCGCCTTCCGCTGGCGCTCCCTGAGTTCGCGGCGCCGCATCACACGGCAACCGTCGAATTGGCATCGAGTCTGACGGTCACGGTTGAATCGGATGCGCCAGCCGCGACGGTTGCAATGCCAATCGGGAAGAAACCGCTCGCCGTTTTCTTGCAAAGGCCGGTCGCCGCGTCGAAAAACACGCGCTCACCTTGGTTGAAAGCGACAACCGTGTTTGGCTTTGGCAGGATGAAAACGCCTTCAACCGCGCCTTCAACGGCCGCGCCGGAAAGAGCATCAAAGGCGGCAACCGCAAACATGGCGCCAACCATGAAAGGATCTCCGGACTTGAGATTTGCAGGCGCGGTGAAGGTGACAACCTCGCCGGGCTGAACATAGTTTTTCATGCTCGTTACCTTTCGTCGCTATGGTCGAGACCCTTGCTCGACGCGATTTTGATGGTGCGATTGCCGTTGCCTTGCATCGCGGATATTCGGCGCATCAAATCGTTTTGAGCCTCGCGCATTTCCGAATCGCTTTTGTACTCGACCACACGCGTGGCATTGTTTGCGGTGTACGTGATTTGACGCACGCCTTGCGCTCGCGCCCGATTCAGCGCAATCAATTGTTCCTGCAAGGTCGCGATGTCTTCCGCCATGATGGTCACTGTCCGGGGTTGCAAAACCAGCCGCGAGGCTCGACAAAAGCCGCGCCAAAATCGAGCCTGATTTTGTAGCGAACGCCGTCAGTATCGAAGCCGATTTCAGAAAATGTTGACGGCCCTGGTTCGCCTTCAAGATAGGCGTATTCAAGCCCGTCAACGATGGCTGGATCCGCGACGACAAACCATTTCTTTGGATCGGCAAGGCGTGGCTCGACAATGAGCGAAAGATAAGACCAGGGATTCACGTCTGTAACTTGGACGGCCTGAATCGCAGTCAAAACTTTTTCCGTCGCGGTTTCCAATGCGCTCGGCACGATGACATAGCGCGGCGTCACGTCGATTAATTCGCCCGCAAGTCCGGTCTGTGACCGCATCGCAAGCCGCGCGCTCGCCAGCGTCGTGTCGGACGGCGCGGCGCCTGTTCCGCCTGCAAGGTTGCCATGCGCAGCAGAGAAAACATTCTCGCCGTCATCCATGTGAGCATTTGCCTCCAAGATGTCGACAAGGAATTGATTCTCGAAAGCCGCAGCGCTTTGACCCATGCGCCGCGTTAGATCTGAAAAAGCGCCGAGGTCATCGTTGATAATCGCCTGCCGCGTAAGTCCAAGGATGCGGCCGTAAGTGTCGATTTTGTACGACTCTTTTTGGTCTACGATTGCGTCCGAATGGAACTCGCCCGCCTCGTTTACCTTTTCAAGAGTCGGCGCGGCGCTCAATTGGATGCGATGTTTCATCCTGAAATCACGGGCGGTCGTTTGGCGAGCAACACGGCGCAATCCGCTCGGGGCTTCCGCATAGGCTTGCCTCATTGTCCGACTGACGGCATCGCCGAGAATCGCCGGGAAGTCCGAGGTCGACATCATACCGCCGCCGCCGACTGCGCGCTCAAGGATTGTCGCCGGGCTTCCCATGGTCGACAAGCCGCGAGCGCGCAAGCAATCTCTTGCCAGCTCGACGAGGGTCAGCCCTACGTAGGGCCTTGCCTGTTCGCTCGGTGCGGTGGCGGTCATCCTCGCATGGACTGCCTCGCCAATGGTCCGAATGCGCCATTCGGGGTCCGTGGCGTCATGCCCGCCGATGCTCGCGGATGCGACTCGGATAGAGTCGGCTGCGCTTGCCCGTGCTTGCATCGCCAGGAAGGCATTTGCTTGCGCTTGCTCGATGGTCGCGCCTTGGTCAATCTGCCCGTCGCTCCAAGTGACAGGCAAGCCCGCCGTCCGGGCGATTCCTCTTATCGCAACATTGATCGCGGCCCGGTCATTGAGCGGCGAGCCTCCCGCTGTTTGAATGTCCATCTGTTGACTCCTGAAAACAGCGCCAGCGTCCGCAGGCACAGCCACAATGCTCAATTCCTTGGGCGTCCACTTCGCGGCGGTGCGCACGCGCTTGCCGCTCTCCGTTGAGTCCTTCCATTTATCGACGGTGTAGCCGACGCTCACGCCCCTGATATGCCCCGCGAGAATGTCGTCGACGACTGATTGCGCCTCGGCTCGCTTGCTCATTCGGATAACCGCGCGCGCCTCGCCGCCGACTGTCTGCGCTGAAATGACGGAACCTAAAATGTCGCCAACATCATTGCGCTTGTGAGAGTTCAAAACCGGCGCGCCGCGAAAGCTCGACCAGTCTTGATTGAGGTCAAGGCGTTCGACATAGGCGCCGCGCGGGTCCATGCGCTCGACGCCCGCGCCCGCTGCGAAAGTGACTTCAAAGGTGCGCTCGGTTTCGTTCCATGACCGCGCGCCAAAGGTGGCATCCCGCAACAAAAGTTCGGCGGTATCGGCACGGGTAAATAACCTATGCTGCATTTGCATTATCGACTCCTGTTTGCTGTTGCGGTGGTGGTGCGAATGAAAGTCCAAGCCGTTCCTCGCGCGCCCGGTCTGCGGCTATCTCATTGTCGAGGCTTTCGACGTCGATTCCTCGCGCGGCCACGGCTTCACGTCGCGATGTCAAGCCGGATGAAATCGCAAGCGCCTCGGCTTGCGCATCTTTCAGCGGATCCAACCATTGGCCCTTTGGCGCTATCCACTTATGGCGCAACGTCGAGGCGTTGAGCGGGACCGCGAGGCGGCCGGAGAGGATTTCAGTCGTCACGAAGCGCCGATAAACCAGCCGCAGCATTTGGAACGCGAAGGCGTCTTGCCAGGCCTCGACGCGCCGACGAAAGGCAATGATTGCGGTGCGAGCGGATGAGAAATTTACCTCGCTCAAATCATGGTCAAGCATGAAGCTTGGCACGCCGACACCCGCGCCAATTTCGCGGATGACGGCTTTCTGAAAGGCGTTGCTTTCTGCGCCGATTTCTGGAGGCTTGGAAAATTCGACGCTCTCCCCCGGCCGCAGTCTTTGCATGGTGCCGGGCTCAAGACTCGCTTCGCCCGGTGTCGCGCCGTCCTGCAACAGCGTGCCGTCCGCATCGGTCACGAAGCCCGCGAGCAAGGCGCCGATCTTGAGGCGGACAAGCTGGCCGTCCGTGAGGCTGTCCAATTCGCGAAGCCGCAGCAACACGCTCGCAAGCCGCGACATGCCGCGCGTCTGCCCTGCCGCGTCCGGCCGGAAAAGATGCAGCACGTCCGCCGCGTCGATGCGCACGGACTCAAGCCCGCGAAGCAAGGGCAAGCCGGGAATCCAATTCCGGTAAATGTGAAAGGCCGTGGGTTTCCCGCCCGCATCAACCTCGACGCCGCTAATCACAAGCCCGCCGCCGGGCAGTTCCATTGAGAGCGCCGGGTTCACTTGCGCCGGGTCGAGCGCTTTTAGCCTCAATTGCTCGTCCGCGAAGACCATGAGCGAGAAAAATTCGCCATCCATAAAGGCTCGTCTGCACGCGGTTGCTTGCCAGCTGTAGAAGCTCTCAAGCCCAAAATAATCGCACTCGTCGGTCCAGGCTTCAAAGCGGTCTGCAAGGATCTTGTCGAGCGCGTCATCGCCGGTTTGCGGGACCGGGCGCATCCCTGTTCCAACGGCTTCGCCGGTCCAAACCTCAACCGCGCTGTTCGCGAGCGGTTGATTGATCGAGCTATCCCTTGCGCGCCTTGCGACCGGCTCGCGCCCCGCCAAAACTGCGGCTTGAATGGAAGGGGTTGTGCCCGCATCACGCCAACGCCGCCCGCCCGCCGCAGCATCATAGGCGCGGGTCGCTATCGGGGCCGGAGGTCTGCGGAAAAAGGCACGGATGGTTTCGAGCATCTTTCCGCCCCTCAAATGTTCGCCGTCAACATGGCAACGCCGCCCTGACTATGAGGGGTGAAAGTGACTGTGGTGCCGTTGTCATGGCGGATCGTGCCGAAAGGCTCTTTTTTTGAGGCTGCCCATGCTGGTCTTGCGGTGATGTCGGGAGCAAGTTTGCGCGGGAGGGTGATGTCATGCTCCGCAGCGCGCCGCCGCATGTATTCGACAATGATAGGGATCGACATCGCGAACATTTGCGCGGGCGGTTCGATGACACCCGCTTTTTGCAGTTCCTCCGCTGTGCCGCAGCCGACAACAAATTCGCTCTTGCTCAAGACGGTGATGACCGCGAAAGTATCCTCCCGGTCGAGTCCATCCCTCAAGCAAAGTTGCAGGGCGGGAAGTGCGAGACCTACGCCCGCCCATGATGCACCTTGCGAAACCACGCACCATGCAACAAAATCGCGTCATGGGTGCATGTCCGCAGTTCCCGGTTTTGTGATTTCGGCGCTTTCCCGGCCTCATGCCAAAGCAGCAACTGCCCGTGGTGCCTATGATCCCGGAAAGCGGCTGGGTCGCATTTGATCAGCGCCAAAAAATCCGCACGGGGAAGCGGGTCGAGAACATTCATTTGCCTGTCACTCCTCGGCGCTGTTGGGGTCCGATCAACAGTATTCGTCCGATTTCGTGAAAGGTCAATAATCCCTGCAAATTCAAGGTGTTATCTTGGAAAAAAGCAAGACCGTTTAAGAGGGAAATTCGCGTAAAATCGACGCTGCAACCGTCATGAAACCGGCGGCCGCAGTCAGCTCGCGTTGAAGCCTTCTGGGTCAGGGATTCTGCGCGGTCGAATGTTGCGGCGCTCACCCATCATTAACAGCAAGAGGCGATCAAGCACCGTAATTCAGGTAAGGAACCGCTTGGCAAAATCTCGCACTCCTACGAGGTGAGCCGCTGGACGATTTCAAGGTCATTGGCTAGGGAGGTGCCATCCTAGCCGTGCACCGCGCCACTAATTATTTTTAATTGCTTGGTTATAAATTTTCGTGATGTTGATGCCTTTGTTTTTTGTGACGATCCAATGGGGGGGCGCAGCCGCACTCTCCATTAGATCTTGCATTAATTTTGCTTTCTCGCTCGTAGGTAATGTATCTGACCAAATCATCGACGTAGTCATCTGGAAAACGGCACCATGTCTCCCGTATATATCCGTTCCAATAGTTTGCTTTCCCTCGAATTCGATAGGTAATTTCACACCAGAAAATTGACGCTCTATCTTCGCCCCATTAACGCTCAATGAAAGGCTTATACCGTCTTGAGAAGGATCGCAGCACGCGAAGATGCAAACGAAACGTTTCGCCGTAATATTTGCCGCGATTTCAGCCTGCGTACGATCTTCGCTAGTGAAGGTGAAAAAAAGCTTATCGGCTTCTAAGCCAAGGGAAAATCGTGGGGTATTTTCATCTCTGAGCCCAAGATCGGCTACGATCTTGCGTTGAGGAACGGGATCGCCCGGCGTAATTACTATATTGAAGCAAAAAGCATTGAAAGGAGATAGTTTTAGTACGTCTTCGAGGTACGCATTGCCATCGAACTCTAATGCGTGAAATTTCCCGTCACTAACAAACAAAGGCTGTCGACTATATCGTGCCTGTCCGGCGGCATAAGGGGCGATGAATGCCCTCCTGAGCGGGGCGTACGCTTCCACAACATAGGAGGCGATGCATTTAAGTATGCTTAGGCCCGTTTTTCGGTCCCGCAGGAAAATTTCTTCACAGATTGGGACAAGCCAACGATTGTCAGGCTTAGGTCGCGCGTGCACTCCTCCCGCAACATTGGCAGCGGCGATCACTATATTGTGGACCGTGTATGGCTTCCCATCAAATGCAAGCATAGGGATTCTACGAAAGTTATCGATAGGAATGTCTACATGAAACTTATGCTCCGGGCTTGGCCCCGGAAAAAATTGCGTGTTTAATTCGATTCCTTTTGACTGAGACGCCGCGAACCTTGGCGCCATGCTCCTTGCATAAAAGCGGGTCATGAGCCCAAAGCGAGTATTAGCCAGCTGAGCGATGTTGTCAGCCTCTCCAAAAAATGCACGAAGACGTTCCGCAAGGCGAATTATGTGTCTTTCGTCATCTGTGGATGAAAGGTCCGCTAAGTCGTCGTACTTGACACAAAACGTCCATTCCCAGTCCATCGTACTGATGCTCCACAAATAGAACAGTCGCTGAGAATGCAAGAACGATCCCTCGCAAATCGCGAGAGAGAATCATATCACGCAGAGCATTTTTAAATAGCCCGTGTTGAAAGGAGAAATGCAAACTGAGACATTACCAAATCGCGGCATTTAGGCCATTCCAAACAGCGAGCTAATAGCTCCCCTGTTCCAGCCATCTCGATCGCGTGACCCTCGGCGGTGCTGCGCTCTGCGGCTCCAGTCTCAATGCTGCCTCGCGCGTGGTGAGGTTGAGCGCGAGTCCTTGCCGGACGCCATGGTTTCCCACGAGACAATCCAACGTCTCGTTTCGCCTGCCGGGAATGGGCTCGAACATCTTGACCGGGCGCCTCGGCTGAACTTCGTGACCAGCCGCTCGCTCGCAAGCTGTTCGAAATAGGTCGCGTCGAGAGTATCCGAAAACTTGATGCTTTGCCCGCGTTTCAGCCGCTCGAAAATCACCGCCTTGAGGCTATCCACGCCAAGCAGATAAAGCCGCTCCGAGCCCCGGATTTTGAGGGTTTGGCTCACCTTGAACGCCGGGCGCGCAAAGCCGGGAACGCCTTTCGTCGCGAAGACCCTGCGGCCTGCACGTGGCGCGCAAAACCTCATGACGGTATCGAACATTCCCCCGTCGCCAGCATCAACGCCCGCCGCGTCAATCGCCAATGTCCCGCCGAGCGGATGCGGGAACCGCTGCAAAAGCATGTCGCTCAAATCCCGCCAAACCGCCTCGCCGGTTGTCGGGCCGTACAAAATCGTGTGCGCCAGCACGAAGCACTCGCCCGACGTTTTCGTCCAGCCGCAATGCGTGATTTCGAGCCGGTCCGCCTGGACGTCGCAGAACGCGGTCAGCATCATAACCTCCGCCGGGATTTTTTCGAGGCTAAAATCGCCGGTCTTGAGCGCGTTTTCGTCCAGCTCATCACCCAACTGGCGCCACGCTTGCCCCAAAACCGTGTTGACGAATGGCTTCAAGGTCGCCGGGTCGTTTTTTGCCGCCAGGAACTCCGCCGCCAACTTGCCCCAGGATGCGGTTGCAAGCGGGCTCACAAGGCTGTTGAGCCTAAATCCGGCATTGTCATCCACCTCGGGTCTCAAAGCCCGCCAGCGACCGCGCCTAAGCATCTGCGGCTTGTGTTTCTCGGGGATCAAGCCGTTGCAGTGCGGACAGCGATAGCTCGCGGTCGCGGGCAGGTCCGGTTCCCATTCGATATGCTGCCAAAGGATCTCGGTAAAAACTCCGCATTTCGGGCAAGGGACTTCAAAAATCCGCTGGTCGCTCGCCTCATAGGCTCTGCAAACATACGAGGTTTCTTCATCAACCGGCGTCGATCCAAAAATGATTTTCCGGTTTACGAAAGTGAGAGTCCTCTTCTCCGCGAGCGCCAGCACGGAACCTTCGCCGCTGGATTTCATGGCGTCGGACTCGTCGATAACGAGATACTTGGCGGTGTGTCTGCGCAGATTCCTTGGCGCCTTCGCGGCAACGATTTTCAAGCTCCCGCCCGTGAACCGGCGGCTCAAAATCGTGTTCCGCTGTGGCAATCCTTTGGTCGGTCTTCCCCGCTGCCCCACATTGTCAGCCGCGAAAATCCCGGCGAGCTTTGGGCTTGCAGCAAACAGCGGTTCGAGGTCGCTCACGATATGGTCTCGCGCGTCCGATTCGGTCGGTAAGAGCATGAGAATCGGTCCGGGCGCCTCGGCACACCAAAAGGCAATCGTGGCGTTCAAAAGCGAGGTCCAACCGATCCGCGCGGCTTTCTGGAATGTCACGCGCTCAACGCTCGGGTCGCCAAGCGCGTCCGCAATCGCGGCCTGATATGGGTAGAGCTTCATGGCTCCCGGCGCGGCGGTGAAGCCCTCGGGCAAGACAATGTTCCGCTCGATCCAGGTCGCGAGCGAAGAGGGCTTTCTCATGACTCGCCTCGCCGCTTAGCCCTGAGTTCATCGGCATGCCATTTTTTCGCAATACTCAAATATTCACAGTACGTCTTTTGACCGTGTGGCTCCTTCTGCACAATTGCAATGAAATCTATAAGTGTCACGAGGTTCTCTAGAAAGACATTTACAAAACACCTCTTACACATTTTTTTGTCTAATATTTTTTCGTCCATTCCACATGCAATTAATTCAAATATATGTAGATATGATCTAATATTATCATAATTACTGCGAGACGATAACTTGAAATTGTCTTTATCTGTTGCCGCCTCGAATGCCAATACACCGCTAGCATAATTATCCCACAGCTCTAAGGTCTTTACGTCAGTTTCTGTTTTTAGAAATAAATCGAGCGTTGCACGTTTACGGGCTAAATTGCGCTGTATAATTAGCGCGCATATGGCAATTATTGTGGATACTGTAATTATGATTGGTGAAAAGGTTGGACCGTATGTTTTCAAAAAGCAGAGAATATCACTCATATTGAATTTCCTTGTTTTTCAACATTTTACTACAATGAAATGTTGGGGCGGCGCTCCCCGCGCTCGCTAAGCTCACGGAGTACCTTTTAGGGGCCTCCCAAACCAACGCGCACCCTCCATTGAGCCCCGACGATTGCCAGCCTTTCCATTCTGCATCCCAATTATTAGTCGATTGAGCCAAATCATTTACCTTGCCGCACGAAGGGGGTAAGCTTTGCATTCGGCATATTACTATTGAAATGGAGATGGCGCGCCGAGGAAGCGAGAGAAAATTACAGGGAGGGTAATCGATGAGAATCCTCTATCACGACGTGGCTATAGGCCTTGTTGCTTTAAGCCTTGCGGGCTGGACACAGCCCACACCCCCAGTCGAGATCGTGCTCCATGGTTTTACTGGAGGCACCGACGGTGCCCAGCCCAGATCTGGTGACCTGATCGCCGACAAGCAGGGTGCGCTTTATGGCACAACCAGTTCCGGTGGCACCTGTCCCTCATCCAACTCTGGCTGTGGCACGGTTTTCATGCTGACGCCGCCCGCCAAGGGTCAGACCGCTTGGACAGAGACTGTGCTCTACAGTTTCAAGGGCGGTAGCGACGGTATCTCCCCCTTCGCCCGTCTGGTCGCCGATGAGCGCGGTGCGCTCTACGGAACAACCATTAACGGTGGTGCCTGTGCCTCTTCCGACAGCGGTTGTGGCACGGTTTTCAAGCTGACGCCGCCCGCCAAGGGTCAGACCGCTTGGACAGAGACCGTCCTCTATAAGTTCGCTGGCAGCCCTGACGGCGCCTTCCCCTTCGCCGGTCTGATCGTCGACGAGCAGGGCGCGTTTTACGGCACAACCAATTCCGGGGGCACCTGTCCCTCTTCCAACTTCGGCTGTGGCACGGTTTTCATGCTGACGCCGCCCGCCAAAGGCCAGACCACTTGGACAGAGACTGTGCTCTACAGTTTCAAGGGCGGTAGCGACGGCGGCGTCCCCGGGGCTGTCCTGATCGCCGATGAGCAGGGTGCGCTTTACAGTACAACCGATTTTGGCGGGAGTGGCACCTGTGACACCTCCACCGGCTGTGGCACGGTTTTCAAGCTGACGCCGCCCGCCAAGAACCAGACCGCTTGGACAGAGACCGTGCTTTACAATTTCTGCTCGCTGCCAAACTGCGCCGATGGGTTTTCGTCCCAAGCTGGCCTTATTGCCGACAAGCAGGGCGCGCTCTACGGCACAACGATTCTGGGCGGGAACGGCACCTGTATTACCCATTCCATCCCCGGCTGTGGCACGGTTTTCAAGCTGACGCGGCCCGCAAGGAGCCAGGCCGCTTGGACAGAGGCCGTCCTCTATAATTTCGCTGGCAGCCCTGACGGCGCCAACCCCGAAGCTGGCCTGATCGCCGACAAGAAGGGTCTGCTTTATGGCACCACGGCGCTCGGCGGCTCATGTGCCACTTCCGGCGGCGGTTGTGGCACGGTTTTCAAGCTGACGCCGCCCGCCAAGGGCCAGACCGCTTGGATAGAGACCGTCCTCTATAAATTTATTAACGGCAGCGATGGCGCCGGCCCCGAAGCTGGCCTGATCGCCGACAAGCAGGGTGCACTTTATGGTACAACGATTGGCGGTGGGACTGCTGGCTTGGGCACAGTTTTCAAGCTGACATTATGTCCTGATAATAATGGCGATCATGACGGATGTCCTGTTTTCCTGTCCCAGGAATAGCGGCGTCAAGCCGTCAGCCTCGCAACCGCGCTGATACGGATATTTGAACTCTGGGCAATAGCGCCCGGAGTTTCCAAGGCTCATGGCCAAATTTTCGCGCCCGCGATTTTTTGCAAAATCGACGGCATCCGATAATCAAAGCCCGCTAGTCGCTGATTCATTTCATGGTCACACTTCCCCTTCCGCTATCCCTGGCTAGCTAGCCAAGCGGGAATGAGGGGCCATCCTTACACCGTATACCCGAGATACCCCGTATCGTGGGGTCAGTCGCTGGCTCCCCCGTTTTTGGATGCCATTCGTTAGTCTCGGATGCGAGCATAGCCGATGGCGGCATTTGCTCGGCGCGGAAGCCCTCGAAAGGTGAAGACGCCCGGTGTCCTACTCCCGGACGCACTCTTCGCGCGCTCGCTGCCGGGCCAGGACGAAAAGGAAAAAGCCACTCAGTCGGAAAAAATCCGGGTGCAAACCTCTTGGGGTGCGCTGGACATTTCAATGAAGCTCGGGGCATATGAAGGTCCAACGTTCTCGCGGGGGTTTGGACGCTTGCCGCAAGAATAGCCTCGGGGTGTTTCGTCGACACCGCCGGGGCATTTTTTTCACGCTAAGAGAAGGCGCCTCCCTCGGTTTGAGGGGAGCGTCGCGGCATCGCGTTGCAAAGGGAAAGCGGGCGCGGTTAGGCGGCGGGGCAGGGCGTCCGCATGGGCTTCCAGCCCTCCGGAACCCCCCATGGCTCGGAGGCTCCGCACCTGCCGCTAACAGCCCAAAGAAGCGGGGACCCGACCACTGCGCTCCGGTAATTGTTTTGGCGATTTTGGTCAGGGACGGATAGTTCGTCCCGCCATATTCGAACCCATCTTCCGTGACCGTGACGGTGTGCGTACGGCCACGCCATTCCCGGACGAGACGCGCACCGGGCTTCAGGCTGAGGCTCGGCGCTGGGCCAACCCGCCCCGTTGTCCGCAAGGCCTTCGCCATTGTTTGCAGCTTGCGCCGGGTCGCCTTGCCGAGCCCGCCGTGGGCAATCTCCTGAAGTCGGTAACCGAGGGCAAGGACAAACAGGTCGCGACTGATCCTCGGCGGTTCACTGTGGTAGAGCCGCCGCCATTCGCGCCGCAAGTCCTCGAGGCCGAGTGACCGAAGATCGATCTCGCCCGCGATCGCTGGCGTGTCCGTTCCCGCCATGGTTAGGCGGCCGGTGATGCGGAGATCTTCGGCTTCGATTTGGACGGCTGCCGGGCAGTCACACGATAAACGCGTTCGTCGCCGGCCATCTCCGATATCAGCGTTAAGCCGAGCTTCTTGCGCACCACACCTGCAAAGAAGCCGCGGACCGAGTGCTGCTGCCAGCCCGTTGCCTTCATGATGGTGGAGATTGTTGTACCCTTTGGCTGTCTGAGCAAGGCGAGGACGGCCTCCTGCTTGGTCCCGCGGCGGGTCGATTCCGAGAGAACGGTCCCAGGCTTCGCAGGACTTTTCGCGCGCACAAGCTCGGTCTTTCTGGGGATTTTGCCGTCCGACATTTGACGATCCTTTTCGGTTGCGGCGGCACCAGGCGCCGTCACCACCGAAACCCCACAGTGGCGGCATCGCCAGCGGGACAAGATCCCGGATGCGGCCAACCGGCCCTGATCTCGGCATGGCACAGTGACGCTCCATTCGCCGCGGAAGTCCACTCCTTTCTGCGATGAAAATTATGCGCCAATTGCCCCACGTTTGCGGTCGAGACTTTGCCAGGGGCCGCCCGCGCGCCTCTGGATTCAAAAGTTCATCCTCCCTATGCAGCTCGCAAGGGGTAAGAAATTACGGCTCTTCAATCAGGTACAACAGCTGAGCCTCCCGGTGCCACTCACGGAAGGTAGGCCGAGAAATTCGAGCGCTGGGCCAATATGTTGGCGAGCAGGCGGCATCTCGACGACCTCCACGCTGTTCATGGCATTAGGGATTTCCAAATGAGTTTCAAGCCGACGGTTGATCAGCTTCGCAACCCCGTCACGGCGTCGCGCATGTTTGGGTCAGATGCGCGGTCGAAAAGACTCGAACTGGAGATACCCTGATGAAACCACTCACAACAGCAATTATCGGGGCGCTTGTCGTTGCGGTGGCAGTGATCGGATATCTTTATAATCAAAGGACGAGGAACGACATCACGATCCAAATGCCTAAAGTTGAGCTGAAGAACTAGCGGATTGACACTCGTTTGGGAGGGGAGGGGGCACAGACCCGTGTGATCGCCAGACGCGGCCTTCTATATCGTGAGTCTTTGAAGAGCGAATCTTCCCTTACCATAATAGAATTAGCGGTTACATTGCGCATGAGCAATTTTGATCAGATCGCCGCTCAGTCGTCTGCTATTAGTGCTTTGAGATCAAAGGTGGAGCTGAACGACGAAGAGTTCGAAATCAGAGCCTAGTCGGGAGTGAGTCATGGACAAGGGTATCGTGTCTGGTTTCGCGGCCATGGGTATGGCAGCGATGATTATCGTTCCTTTGTCCTATGGAGCAAAGGGGCGGGAGACTCGATCCGAAAGATCGGCCTCTACGATCAACCAAAGCACTGATCGCGCTGATGCGCACATTGCCATTCTCAAAGCGGAGCTGCACCTGTCATCCGATCAGACCCAGCATTGGGCTGGCCTTGAATCCGCGCTGCACGACATCGCGGCGAAACGCGCCAAGAGCTGGGCGGCGTCCAACGAGCTGCAAACCGGGCGAGCCTCCAGCAATTCTCCCGGAGCATCGGACACAATCGCGGAAGACGAGAGAGAACAAGGCATCCGCTCGGAGCGGGAGGAGCGCAAGGCGCGGCCGGATGACATCGATGAGATGAGGCGTGAGGCTGACGCCTACACCGTGCAAGCCGCGGACCTACGTCAGATCGCCGACGCGGTTCAACCGCTCTACGAGACGCTTGATGACCGCCAACGCCACCAGCTCGTGCAATTTGTTCGTGAAGATATGAGGGCCAACGTAATGGACGACCGACACGACCGACACGACCGGCACGGCCGGCGCCACTAAATGTGACGCCTCTCACCAGCGACAAAACCGCGTAACTCAAATCGATGAAGCGCTTTCGAGGGCGTTGTTACACTGGCTAAGGAGAGGTGAGTTTCCTACCAAAAAGACGTCCTCGTTGAAAGGGCAACAAATGCGTATCGCGCTCGTCGCTCCTCTGGCCGAAGCCGTACCGCCAAAGTTGTACGGTGGAACAGAGCGTGTGGTTTCCTGGTTGGCGGAAGAACTCGTCCGCCAAGGCCACGAGGTCACCTTGTTCGCGAGCGGAGGATCGCAGACGGAAGCGGACCTCGTCGTTTGCGCGCCGCAAAGTCTCAGGCTTGCAGGAATTCCCGATCATCTCGGCAGCACGCTCGCCATGTTGCGGAAGGTGCGCCAGCGCGCTGATGATTTCGACATCATCCATTTTCATATTGATCTTCTGCCCAACGCCTTATGCCACGATCTCGCCCACAAATGCTTGACGACATTGCACGGGCGTCTCGATCGGCCCGATATTCTGCCGCTATATGAAGTCTATCCGGAAATGCCTCTGGTTTCGATTTCGAATGCGCAGCGTCTGCCCATGCCGGAGAACGCCAATTGGCTCGCGACAATCTCGCACGGCCTCCCTTCGCATGTGTGCCCGTTCGATCCTGAAGGCGGAGCTTATTTGGCGTTCCTTGGCCGTATCTCGCCTGAGAAGCGCCCGGATCGAGCAATAGAAATCGCCAAACGGGCCGAGATGCCCTTGAAGATAGCGGCCAAGGTCGATGTCGCGGATTATACATTTTTCAAGGCTGAGATCGAGCCGCTGCTCGATCATCCTTTCATCGAGTTCATCGGCGAGATCAACGAGAGCCAGAAATGCCAATTTCTCGGGAAGGCGCGGGCGCTTTTGTTTCCGATCGACTGGCCGGAGCCGTTCGGGCTGGTGATGATCGAAGCCATGTCAGCCGGCACGCCGGTTATCGCCTGGCGCAATGGCTCGGTTCCTGAGGTCCTCTCCGATCACGTCAGCGGCGTGATCGTCGATTCGCTGGACGCCGCCGTAGCCGCCGTGCGGCAGACTGCAACGATGAGCCGAGCCGCCGTTCGAAGGGAATTCGAAGCGCGTTTCACTGTCGCACGGATGGCTCGCAACTATGTCGCCGCCTATCGTTCGCTCTTGGCGCGCGCCTCGCTGAGAACCGAATTCGCGGCGCATCCGAGGCCGCCCACGGCCGCATGCGAGCATCCCGCGCTACAGGCCGCTGGCATCAATTCGGTCAGGAGCCACGCCTCAGATCATAGTCATAGGTAGAATTGTCGGTGGAAGGCCAAGAGGAGAAGCACAGACGTTGTCGTCAACGGGCTTTGCAACGCTGATTTTTTAGAGGTTCAAACCATGCACACGATCGGGAAAGCGACAACCATCATCCTGGCAGCGGTCTTCGCGATTGCC